CCGTTATTAACTTCTTTTGGAATTACAACTCTGAGTTTGTAAATCTTTTCATCAAGACTTCTCGTATCAGAGATTCTCTTGACAAATGAAGGTTCAGTTCTGACATCCAATCCACTATTAGTCTGAACGCCAACCTGAGTTAAAGCAGTATAGATTTCATTACCAGCATTAGTGTTAATATACCACTGACCTTGAGTTGAGTCATATTGAACTGGATGACCCATGTCTCCAGCTTCCTTATCAGATACTCTGCTCAGAATTACAAGATTAGTTCCACCATAAACGGTGATTGCAGTATCATTCTGAGATGCTGCATATGACGATGCCAACTTAACATTATTATTGTCACCCTCATCAATTATGTAATAAACTCTTTCTGGAGTGAGATTTTCTGGTAGGTCTCCATCATCACTCTTAACAATAACCTTTTCACCAGTTACAAGATTGTGAGCACCAATGGCAAATGCGTTTGATGTTGGACCAGATACTACTCTGTGTTCTTTAACACTACTGGTTTCCTCATCACTCATCAAGATTCTGGCTTCACTTACACCATAACCTGTGACGGCACTGAAGTCTACGAACAGTCTATCTTCTGTCTTTGCACCAACTCTGAAACCTTGAGTAAGAACAGGTGGTTTAATGTCTGCTTCAGTGAATCCAAAGAGATACAATCTCTTATTATTTGCTACAGAGGTTGTAACACCAACATCAAGTGTCTGCCAGTCAATGTTCTCTTCGGCAGTGGTAATTGCTCTAGGAGCAATGATATTGGTGATAAATCCTTTGTTATCCTTGGCAAATGCCTCTTTCTTAAATCCGGCAGAAGTAAGTGCTAATTGACCAAAGTTTGAGTTTGAGTTGGTGATAGATGCGTCACCACCAGTATCGGCAAAGAAATGTCTGTTATATCCAATAGCAAAGACGGATACGATCTGAAGGATCGCATCATTGACCATGGAGATGTGTGTGGTCTCCCAATCCTTTCTATAAACAGCATCAGAATCTAAATGATAAACAGTGTTAGGATTGGTGGATGATGATTGTGTGGAGAGTGCAGATCCTGTTACCTTATTAATACCAATTCCTTCATATCTTCTGTTTGACTTGCTATACTTAACAAATGCTCTATCATCTTTCTGCAATGAAACACCAGTGAACTGGGCAACAACCATTGAACGGAAACCAGATGCCTTGGCACCATCAGCTTTCATTCCCTGCATACCATAGACGGAACGCAGAGAGATATTAAAGATGTATGGGGATGCACCAGTTACGGTATCAGTTTCAATCTTTACAGTTGCACTGGATGTGTTGCCGGGAGTTTCAAGATTTTTTCTGAAATCTGGAAGTAGGTATGTGAATACTCTTGGATTGTCTGTAGAAACACTCTGAACTACTGTCGAAATGTTATAATCATTCGGAGTAACTCCTTCAATCTTAATTGGAGTTCCTGCCTGTAACTTATGATCGGTTGAGGTGGTTACAGTAACAATGCTGCTAGGTGTTCCACCCGAACCAGATACGATTGCACTAATCTGAATTGGGTCAGCTGCAAATGCACCAACAATTTCCCATTCGGGTCTTTGCTTCTCGAACCCTTGTGGGTTAGCAGGATACTTCTGATCAATATTTCTACCTGATGCAATATTATATGCGTTTCCAAGTTTCGCATAATACATGTCAAGGTCAGTCAGATTATAACCGCTGACATTATTGACACCATCAGCATACTCAAAACAAGTAAGTTTATGGTGTGAGAATGTTGGTTTAGATCTATTGTCAACAGAGAAGTCGGCAGGGTCTGTATATACTACGCCTGCTTCATCTCCATCAAAGAATGAGAACTGCCAGAAGTAACATGTTCCGGTGATTCTGAAGATAGCTGAAGATGCAGCTGATAAATCAGTTGGGTTAGGGACATATTTTGGGCGAATCTTTGTCTTTCTTAAGTCAAGACCGACAACAGATGTTCCTCTAGGAACGATAACACCACCATTGACACTATTGAACTTATAAAGAATATTATCTTCTTGATTAATATCAAAATTAGAATCAAGTTTAAGATTTAAAGTATCGGATGCTGCTGTCTCTCCACCACCAGGAGAGATTACTTTTGCAACTCCACCGTCGTTCTTAATTGAAAATCCAGGTCTATTATCAATCTCATGAATTCCAGGCATGAGAAGAATCGTGGTCTTCTCAATTAAATCATTACTATTTCCTTGCAAGTAAGAGAATCTTGCAGACTCTAACAGTGCTCTCTGAAGAGTCTTGAATGGTTGAGCAAGAGAATTGCCCTGATTATTGATACTATCAGTCGCGTCTAGATCTGATGGACTTACATATAGTATACGACCTTCAGTATTCTTGATAAAATTATCTAGTTTATTCAGAGGCATGGTATTATTTTACTGCTGAAATATTTCTATATTTTATTTAGTTACCTTTATTAATTGGATTTTGCTTTTCCTTTACCAAAACCTCTGCATAGGTAACGATTTCTGGTTTTATATTATCAGCAATAATTTTCATTGCATTTAGGAACTGTTTCGTCGTTTCACATTCGATTGTTCTACTGTCTCCACTGTGGTCTTTTACAATGACCGTCCTTCTGCAAACATCAATCGAAATGCTGCTGACATTCTTCTCAGTCCCCATATGAATATTTCCATATCTCTGATTATATAGCTGTGGATAATCCAATTACAGCAGATATCGTGGCAGATTCGGAGGATGCTCTATCTTCAACCTCCTTTTTTGTATTCTTACAACCCCAATTTTGCAACTCTTTTTCAGACTTTTTATTCTTGACCGTATTCAAGTTACCTCTTTTTTGATCCATTCTATTTCTAAGCACAATAATCTCATCATATAAGGCATCAATTTGAGTTTTTATCTCTGTGCATGTCAAAGCACCACTAAAAGGTGTTCCAGTTCCAGACAGGTCAAATCTACCTAATGTTGAAATACCAGAACCACTTCCATCTATTTTTGATCCTGTGGTAGATCCGGAACTATCTTTAAAAACAACAGATTCTGCAACATTCTCGTATCCAAAACCTGCATAGTCGGTGCTGACTCCACTTAGTGTAACAGTGGTATCCGGTTCAAATGGATTTAATGCTGCATAATCAACATTAGGACCTGCCATCTTGGTGTATATTTTGAGAGTCTCTATCTCTTGATTGATCTCAGTGAATGTAATTATACCAACACCTGCTGTTGAATTGCAAAAATTAACTGCCCCCGCAGTTGTGATTCCTGCTGTCAGTGACAATGCAACTATCTCTCGTTTTTTATCATCAATTTGACTCATGATGCCGACAAACTCATTGTCTATTTCTCTACAAAATTCCTGAAGAATTCTTGCCTCATCTTCAATTTCTTTTTCTCGTTCACCAACAACTCCACCGTCTTTTAAATTAGTATCAACGGTCTCTTTGTTTTCAGTCCAAGTCCCGTCAGAATTCTCGGTGACAGTTATTTTTTCGGTGGTTTCTGGAGCAGTATATTCTGATTGATTATCATATACACCCTCAAGTTGATCCTGATCTTTGTTCAGGATTTCAAGTGTCCTATTCTTTAAATTTTCATCCATGAGATTCTAATACCGCAATTCTAGTTTTTAATTCTTCAATCTGTTCTTGTTGTTCTTTGACTGCTCCAATCAATACAGCAGTGAGTTTTTCATAGTTAATACCTTTCCATTCATCATCATAAATTTTTTCCTCTTTTACGACTTCAGGAATGATTTCCTCGACCTCTTGTGCAATTAAACCAATTTGTCTACCCTGTCTGTGACCTTTGATAAATGAAGAAGGAAGAATGTCTTCTCTCCACTCATAATACACAGGATTTAATTGTAGCACCTTTGTCAAGGAACTGGGAATGGGTTCAATATTCTTTTTCAATCTTGCATCAGAATGAGTGTGAAGAAGAAATAAAGAAAGACCATTAAAGTTCCAATTTCCAAATAAACTTCCGAGAAGAGATACATGTGTTTCTACTGGTGCTACAGAACTATCTGCTGGAGTTATAGTTGCTTCTTTTCCAGTTACCTTATTAAAAAGAGCACTATATGAAGCTTTAATTGCTCCGAGTGATATATCAGCACCAATCTTTACATCAACACCAAGTTGATTTCTAACACCAGTTTCAAGACCAAGACCTAAGAAGTTCCATGATAGTGGAGTAGGAATAGCACCAACAGAAGGACCAGAGACTAAAGATGCACTGTATGGAATGAGGCTAGATCCCTGTCCAAAATGCCCCTTATATGCAGATAGAATACCACCACCGGGTTCTGTGAATGCCTTTGGAAACAGAATACCACCACCGGTAAAAGAATTGAAAACATCTAAGTGATTTACTTCCAGATAATCGAATGCCATGATTCTAAGCGCAGGTCTTCCTGATTGTATCTATAAACGCACCAAGAACATCGCCTTGTAATATTTTTGCGACTACATTAAGAGGAGATGATTTTACTATATCAGCACAGAATAAATTCAAAAAACCTTGTGCATTTAATGTAATTGAATCGGAAGAAACCATGCATATTTTTGATCCTCCCATAGTTAATTGCTCACCAGCAATCATACTGATGTGGTCATTTGCTTTCAATAAGAATGATCCATCTTGCCCAGTGCCCATACATTCAACATGAATGTTTTTTGCTTTGAATTTTATATTTCCATTTTCGGCAGTGATACAGATGTCACCATTTCTCGCAACAATATGTTTTGCAATTACTTCTTCTGATGTCTCTTGTTGATCACCCCGAACTAAATTGGTTCCACAAAGTTCCTCGGATTTACCCGGATTAATCTCTGCTTTATTTCCGTTCTTATTGTATAGTTGAGTGTGTCCACCATCTAAGGATAAAACCATAGCAGTGTTATCATCTTTATCCTTCGGTGCAATAGGACCAAAAGATAAAATTCCATGAGGATTATCTGTTACAATATGTTCTGGTTGAAATGTCATAATATTTTAATTCTAGTAACCGCCATATCCTCCGCCACCTGGAGATGGTGAAGGAGAAGGAGAGGGACTTGGTGCAGGTGCAGGAGAAGGACTTGGTGCGGGTGCAGGAGAAGGACTTGGTGCGGGTGCAGGAGAAGGAGTTGGTCTAGGTGTGGGAGTGGGAGTAGGTGCTGGTGTAGTAGATGTAGTAGTGCTTGAGGATTCTATGGATGTTCTCGTTCTATTTAAACTCTCCTGAGCAGTATCATAGATTGTATCATGATATCCCTTAATGTGAACAGCACCGACCATCTTGACACCCGTGGATGGATGGACATGGAAAGGACCAGAGTATGGTTGACCATTGACATATCCGATTACAGGAGGAGTATTTCCGACACAATCAATTACACGAACAACATTTCTCTGAGCAAGAGAAGCAATACTGTCATCACTGGCAGTGGTTCTATCAACTGCAATGATTGTTTGTGGAGGTAGTTCTTCCTCAATATCGTCAGTAATCTTAATGAATGAGAATTTAGGTTTAATCTTAGCACCCTCTCCCGTGTCACTATTTATTGTGATTTCAGGAATATCGGTGAGGCCACATACTTTTTCTCGTAGATTAATTTCGAAAATTTGACCTGCCTCGGTCATTCTAACTCCTGCCTCAAGATTTGGAAGATCTGGAGTAATAATAATCTCGTCGAGTGGTGAATATCCAATTCCTGTAGAAATAATCTCAAACCCATCTAAGCAAACAACATAATCATTGACTCCACTATCCAAGAGTTCACCAGGAACTGGAACAGTGCCGATAACTGATGGATCTTGTGTAGAATCTACAGGATTATCAAATTCATCAAGACCATTCGGTTCATTTAAATATCCATTTCCATGATTCACCATAACAATGTTAGTAACCTGACCGTAAGTGCTTGATTGTGGATCATAATCAATTTCTGCATATGCAGAAGCATAATTGCCATTGTCACATGCATCAACGATACTTACAAATGGAGGTCTTGTGTATCCAGCACCTCCATTTTCTATGTTGATACCATAAATTTGACCAAGTTCATTGACAACTGCTTTTCCGACAGCACCGATGCCACCACCACCAAAGATTTCAATGGTTGGTGGACCACACTTGAATGGACTTGTATCACATGCAAATGGTGCATCAGGTGCATTTGCTGGTTTTTCATTAAAGATTGTGAGACCATTTACAAAATTTGCTATGCTTCCCTCTTCTCCACCAAAAACTGTATTCTCGGCATCGTCTAGGAAATTATCGAATCCTTCTCCAAATGGTTTAGATGGATTGTTTGACCATGGTCCTAATGGTGTTGACTTAACCTCAGGGCAGTTTGGTTTCTGACAGAGAAATGCTTCGAAACCGAGGATAAAATCAATTGCTTCGAATATTGATCCAGCAATCTTACCAATTCCACCCAGTAAGTTATTGATACCGTCTAATACTGGTCCTAATGCATCATCAACAAATGCAACAATGTTATTGATTAATCCATTCGTAAACTGCTGAACCGCACAAAGAGGAACATTTACAACCTTACCAACGAGTTCGAATAAGAAATCTCCAACAAGACTACCAAGGTTATCAATGATGCCTTTAAATGCACACAGCACATTGTCTATAATTTGTCCAATGATTGTATTTTTTATGTTCTTTACAAGAGTAGGAAAGAGTGTATCAATGAGAATTTGAATTGCTGTCCTAATTTTATTTAACAACCAATTACGAAGATTCTGCATCAATCCCTTCAGAATACCACCAATTGTCGATGCGGTGTTTCTAATTAAATTTTGTATTCTGTATATAGAGTTGACTGCACTATTAATATAGGTGTCACCGAACTTCCTAATTTTTTTAAGTTTATCAAAGAACTTTAGTAATGAAGTATTAATTTTGGATAGGTTACCTTTTCCACATGGATCTGGTAGATCAACTTCCTGAGTTAAAATTTCAAGTGCATCTCTATATGCCTGTGATTTTAGAAATGTAGTGCAGTCAGGAGATTCATCGAAGGTCCATGATTTACCTATGGTTTCTCGTGCTAAGCAACTGGCAGAACCATCAGAAGTTAATCTTTTTAGTTCGTTTCCTATATTATCAAGTTCTCTTAATTTTTCATTATACTCATCTCTTACCTCATCGTCCCACTGTGCTTCGGCAACTTCAGAGTTCTCGTCTATAAACTCGTTAATTGCAGTTACTTGAGCATTATATCGATTTACAATGCCTGCTACTTCCGGACTGACTTTTTTGTCTGGATCATTAATTGGTATCTTCTTTTCTGCCATTTATGGATTTACCTCCTTATGTCCGTATTTATAGTCCATTTGTTCCGTTTTTAAAATCTTCTTTTGATGGAACAGCAGGTCCATTAGAGTTTTTTTGAGGTCCAGCAACCATCTGATATGCCTGTGCAATCAAATTAGCATTGAATCTCTTAACAGGATTAAATTTTGTGCTACCACCGGGAAAAACTTTTTGAGAATATCTTTCTATAGTATTGATACTCAAAACACCAGTAATCACAGGAATTTGTTCTCCCTCATCTAGATAATATCCTTTTACCCATTCACCACCATGCAATCCCATGGAAGCACCATTTCTCATTCCTGTAGTGGTTGGTTGTTCAACAATTGCCCATGGCAAATCGTTATCGGGTATTTCTCCAGATTTAGAGTGCTTTGAGGGTATGCGAACTTTGACTCTATGATTGTGTGCATCATCCCATTTTCCACCCTGAACATGTTCGTTCCAATTGGGTGGAATTTGCCCTATGAAATGTCCTTTTGGTAGTGCAGTTCCTCTCATGACTTGTTCCTATTCGTATACAGACCATAACTATCACGAGCCAATGTCAATGATGTGATAGATCTTGTGGGTTCATAATGATGACATAGGTCAACTATTAAGTATTTACCACTCTGAACAGGATCACTAGAACCCTGCTCTTTTTCTGATTGTGTAACGATTTCAAAGTCGCACATGATTGTATCACCTGCTCTCAGATTGGGATTGCAAGGGACTTGAATGTCAACCAATTGACTGAATAATATATTGTATCGCATGGCTGCTTGTGCCTGATACTCATTAGGATTATTGTTATCCTTTCCTTTAACGGTTGGTTCAAGTGTGCCAATATCTAACATACTATAATGTGTTCTAGTATATGCATTCACATCAGGTGCTTCTGCTGATTTTCCTAATGATTTAATCAATTTACCTTCGTTAAATTTATATTCAATTTCAGTTTCTTCAAAAGTTTTCGGGTTAAAGAAAATGTTTTTAGTGTAGAATACACCGGCATTTAGAGCATTCAAAACATTTTGATTCTTTTTGATGGTGGAGGATAAGATTTTAAAATCATTGGCAGGATTATCCATATTTTCTTGCAAGACTTCTGATTTATAATATCTTGCCACAGGTTTCTGAGAAACTAAACTATCAATTGATTTAAAATTAAATCCATCCTGTGTTTCAAAAAAGAAAAATCCGGCACTATCTTTTTCTACTGTAGATTTTGCACCCAGACTACAAATCACTTCAAAAACAGATTTACTATTGCCGACAAAGTTGTATGCATTAGCAGTTTTTTGTATCTCATTAATTCTAACTCTATCACTCTTGCTTGTAAGAAATTGATTAATGAGTGTTCGAACAGAATCACCAATGTTACCCTGATATTTTCTCATCACATCAGACTCTGAGTTGAGTTTTGCACCTTCGGAGAAAAGACTCAGTGCAATTGACTCTCGTTGTGAATTTTGATCTGGATTTGCCGCAGCATTTACAAATAATGGTTTTTGTGAAAAATTTAATTCACCCAGAGTAGAACTAATTCTAAATTTTAGTTGCTCTCTACCAGTAAGAGGGAGTGCATTATAAATTGAACCTATTCTCTCTTGTTTATCGTAATCTTTTGAATATGAAACAGAACCTCCCGTGTCCACAATCAACATTGTTGCCGTGACATTTGGAGATCGTATGCTTTCATAATAATCAAAAGCAACAGTTTTCCCCTCCAGACGGACTTCCTTTCCGTTCTTGGAGATGGTCATAATTTCGTATTTTGATACTGATGCTGCCTTTGACATATTATATTATGCTGTTACTGGAACTGGAACATACTGTATAGTATTTACACGCTGAATAAAGAGGGTTGCTACTTCTTCATCAGTAGGATCTGGTTGATTGATTACTCTTGCCTGATCTCCTTTATCCGGCACGGGTGTTATTTTTGGTTGTGGTTGTTTTGGTTGTATATTCGAGTATTCTCTCATTAATCTCTGAAGAGATTGTGCATAAACTGGATCAGTGGCATATCCTTCAGATTTTAATTTTAGTGCAGCAGCTGCTGCATTGGGTGCATTGTTAACTCCACTATATCCGCGATAATCTTTATACCATTGATTAACTAAGTGATTAATGGCATCTTGAGGTGTTGCAAAGTTTTTAAATCTAGCATCTATAGTTACTCTTTTTCCACCATAAACTTCTTCAGTTGTTGAAACTGTTGCATCTTCTTTACCAGTTGCTTTGATACCGAAGAAATTATTTTTTGCTGCTAGTGCTGTTCCCCAAGCAGATTCTAATGCAAATTGTGCGGCAACTAATTCTGGATATTTTGCTCCGGCATTTTTTGCCATCGCCATCACAGCAGCCCACTTTTCTTCTTTTGTTCCAGTAAGAGAACCACTCACTTTTTTTGATGGACCAGATGATTCTCCCATTACACTTCTTTGTAAAGCAGCATTTTCTGCAGCATCTTCACGGAAAGATGCCATACCACTTCCACGTTCTGTTTGTCTCACCAATTCTTCTCTTGATGGTGTAGGTGGTGCAGCATTTGTTTTATCTGAAGTTGCAACATCTACGATTGCATCGTAGGTTAGAGCTCTCTGTAATGATGATACTAATTTTCCTACGGGTTCTAATGCGTCAACAACTTTCTTGAGTGCTCCACTTTGCAATTTGCCATCATCACTAAATTTTGCAAAATCATCATAAGCACCTTTTTCTGATTCTGGACCAGTGAAAGATTCAAAAATTCCGACAACAGCATCTTTTACACCAGTAAGAAATCCACCGATTGTATCAAAAAGTTCTTGATTATCTTTTATAAATTGTTTTCCTTTGTCTATTAAACCTTTTACTGCATTAACAAGAATGCCACTAAGTAATAATCCACCAAAGGCAAATATTTTATCAAGAGCACCTAAAGGAGATTTTGCTAAATTTTTCTCTGTTTTCTTTTGATCAGAACTTGATTTATTTTCTTCTAATTTTTTTTCTTTTTCTCTTTTTTTGTTGATACTTTCTGCTCTCTTTTTCCTTTGCTGTTTCTTTGTTCTTATCTTATCTTGATTTTTATTTTGTCTTTCTAGAAAATCTCTAATGTTAGTTACATTCTCTTTGAGTCTATTGGCAACATTACTCTTTTTACTACCAACAAATTTTGTAACATTTATAACTTGTTTAGGTTTACGCTGATCTAGACGTTTTTGTGATGGTAAAGGCATGATACTACACCATTATACCGTAAATTTCAGAGGTCACACTTCTGTAACCATCTAAAGAATTTGAACTAGAAATCTTGGGTGCTTTAGTTGCAGGACCTTGTGGTAATTTTATCTCTGGTTTTGGTCCTTCAATAGTTTGTGGTGGCAACTCAACAATTCTTGTTCTGCCTTTTTTACCCGATGCAATCATTTGATATATTTTTTCCGTTCTCATGTTGTTGACAATAGATCCATCAATATTTGGAGAGAATAATTCTGGTCCTTTTTCTCCCACCAAATATGTATTTCCTGCTATTACAGGACCACCCATTGCTCTGGGTTGTATTGTTTCTGAACCATCAGAGAATGAGAAAGGATTTCTGAGATCAAATCCAAATAAGTCAAACCGGGCTTCGCTAAAGTTACTAAAATCCAAATCAGGAACATATTTTGCATCCGCAGCTGTTTTTATAAGATCTTCTCTTGTAGTGAAGAATCCATATCCAAGTTGTTGTCCAGTTTTTAAGAAATATAAACTTTTTGACAGTTCCTCTCTAACTTTACTTGCACCTCCAAATTGTCTCTTAAACTCTTGATTAGAGTCAAGTAATTTTTCATCCGATAGTGAGAGAAGTTTTTCTAATTTTCTAATCGCTAGTATTCGATTTGCCTCACCAGTATCACCTTCACCTATTGCTTCTGCCATATTCTCTGCTCCAGTTTTTCCAGCAAACCCATAAGCAGCAGCTGCAAGAGTGCTTAATAAAAGTAATGTTTTGGGATTAAGAAGGAATGGAATAAGACCACCTGCTCCTGATAACACAGAAACTAAGGAGAGTAATTTTCCTGCTATTAAAGCACCTGTAATAACTCCAATTACTCCTAAAATTAACTGCCAATTTTCTTTTAATATATTAAAGAACTTAGTTATTTGTTTTCGATTTTCTTCATCTTTAAAAAACTCGAATACGGCATTAACTGCAATGCCTTTACCAAGAATTCCTAGGAATGCCAAAAGTTTTTGGAATATATTTCCAATGGGAGATACCATTTTCTTAGTGGCACTCTTAACAGTATTAACAACTGTCTTTGCAGATTTTTCTAGTGCAGTTTCCTCTCTTTTAAATCTGCTCTTTGATGTTGCTTCCTTTTCATCCTCTACTTCTTGTTTATCCTCTGCTACTCTCATAGCAAAATCATAAGCAAGTTGCTTTTGAATCTCTACAAGAATTCTATTGGTTTCTAATAATGTTGTATTAAGATTATCTTTCCCGCCACCAGGAAGTTTTTCTCCTACGCCACTTTTTTGATTTTGAAATATATTCTTAAGTCGTGTAATTTTCTCGGCATTTATCCTGTTTTTCTTCGTATTATCGTTCGTTTTTTCTTCAGTTAAGTTAATTAATTTTTCTTGATTTACTACAACTTTTTCTAAGTTATTTACTTTTAATCTTGTGGTTCTTAAAATACGAGAGAGTTTACCAATCTTACTTTCTCCACCCAGAGCAGGACCATCCTTTCCGAACACTGCTGATGAGACATTCGTGACGTTTAGTTTTGGTGCTTGCTGCCCTAAGTTAGATTCCACTATTTTGCTGTTGTGCTTTTAGGTTTTCCTCTTCAATGTATTGCTGTAATAGTGTTAAGTAAATGTCCCTCTCCCATGGGATCATATTTTCAATCTCTGTTAATGAATATTTATGATGCTGAATCAAGGCAAAGTTAATCTTAAAGTATGACTCAAGATTCGTATGAGCCATACCTAACTGAAAAAAGCTGCTAACCCCTCAAGAACGACTTCGGATTCAACACCGGTCTTTGGATTTTTGACTGCAATTACATGTGACAATTTGGGCATTGTGGTAAAGAACTTCTCAATCTGTTTGAACTGTTTGGTGTTCATTTGTTCCACGAACTCACTAAGTTCTTTCTGAGTGCAGTCAGATGCCTCCCAACTCTCTTCTTGATTATATACTGCTTCAATACAGGCAGTAATCATCGAGAGTGACTGAGATACATCATCATTTGTCTGACCAGTATCAAAGTTATTCTCAATGAATTGATCCAATGATGGATACTTAAGTTTCATTGAAAGTTCATCATCAAGTTTGACGATGTTCTTATGTCCCCTAGTCTTCTTGACTTTGATATCATCAATGTTGATTGACATCTCGACCTGAGTTTCATTATCATCAGGACAAGTCACATTGACTTCTACCGTTTCACCAACGGACTTTGCACGAATATTCAGGAACAAATATTCCATATCAAAGGTTGCCAAAGATTCTACTTTGATATCCTTGTTTAGGATACAATCACTAATGATTTGAATAATTGCACTGGTAATCTGATTCATGTCCTCAGATTCCATTGCCATGATAAGAATTTTTTCTTCTCTTACAAGAAAAGGTCTATATTTAATCTTCTTTCCGGTAGAAGGCAACACCAACTCATAAGTCGGTGTATTAATCTTGGGTAAAGGCATTGTAATTAAGAAAACACTTCAGTGATTTTATTTATAGGGTCAATTCCTACTTCCCACCAAAGAAGAAATCATGAAATGCTTGACCAAAATGTTTAGCTCTTTTAGCTTTTGGTTTAGATATTCCAAAAGATCCTTCCGGAACAGTATTATTGTATATCAAATTGTCTCTTCTCACGAATTCGTCAGTGTTTGCAGCAGCATTTGGAGTAACACTAAAAGCACCTCTAGGAACTGTGTTATTATTGGCTGGGAGAGTTCTTACTATTCCATCACTACCGGGTAATCTTCCACTGGGGAAAGGATCAGATGGAACTGGTGGTGGTGCTGTCAATGGTGGGAATACAGGATCATTAAAGATAGCACTATCTTCTTGATTAAACCCGCCTTCATCTTGAATCATAGATGTTACATTAGTTGTATCATTGTTGTTACGAGCAATGTCATTGAATCCACTTGTATTTGCTTTTTTGATAGAACCTTTAGGATTCACAATGTATCGATCATATGTGAATGAAACGGTAACTTTCAGTAAATCTGCAGCACCATATGATACAGGAATTGCAGTCACTAATTTTGGAAATGCATTAATGAACTGGTAATCAATCTGAGAGTTGAAATCTCTTTCAAACTTTGAGATGAACATCGTTTGAACTTTATAATTATCAGGATAGTTCATCCTTCTATAATAGTTCTCACTTAGTTCATTTATTTCCGAACCACCTGCAATATAATCCATCCATGCCTCAAATATTCTCAGATTGAGATAGTTACTATCAACATAGAATGTGAAATCGATATCAGTATATAAACGAGTATGAGCAAACTCCTGAGGAATGCCCATGAAATTATCTCGAACCTCCGCAGTTGCCATTGAACTCGTGGGCAGTGATGCCTCGGCACAAAGCAATCCTGTTTTTCTTGATAAGAAATTTCTCACATCTTCTTGAAAACCAATTCTATTCTGAATATAACTCATCAGAGTAGAATTCAATGTAGAAAAACTTACCATATAATGATTCGTCTGAGAGAGGTCACCCACCAACTCTCTCATGTTTTGCATTGCAAATCTTTTGACTATCCTGTTCGCCACTCTAAATACCTTACAAGGGTCTTACATTATTAGTTATTTAGATGTCTTATAAGGGAAAATATCGTCCATCACATCCGAACAAATATAGAGGAGATTATACCAATATTGTCTACAGATCTCTGTGGGAACTTAAGTTCATGAAATACTGTGATAGTAATGAGAATATATTAGAATGGGGAAGTGAAGAGATTGCTCTGCCATATGTCTCACCCATTGATAACAGATACCACAGATACTTTCCCGACTTCTATATTAAGGTCAGAGAGAAAGGTGGTAAGATTAAAAAGTATGTGATTGAAATCAAACCTAAGAAACAGTGCGTTGAACCCAAGGTTCAGAAAAGAAAGACAAAGAGTTATGTCTATGAGGTTTGTGAATATGCCAAGAACCAGGCAAAGTGGAAAGCAGCACGAGAGTTTTGTGAGGATAGACAATGGGAATTCAAAATTATCACTGAAGATGAATTAGGTATCAGATGAACCGCATCGAAAGAATCAAAGATGATATTATCGGAATGACTGATCCTGAGGATCAGATGATGGAAATTATGAATGCTCTGAGTGGAACTGTGACTCCTGTTCCTGATGCCGGTGGATACTATACTTTTGTCTATACTGCCAAAACTCCTAATGTTACCTATGACCAGCATCCACTAGTTGCCTGCACAGGAGTTTATCAATGGGGATTTGTTGGTATCAATGTTCATTGGGGACAATCTAGAGCATATACCTGGGCAGAATTGGCAGGACAACTTTATATTGTTAGTATTGATGAGTTTGATGATTTGAAAAATATTAATTATGCTAAATTTGTGTCCTAAATAAATAGGGAAACGAAGATAGTCATGTAATGACGGCAGTAAGTAATCGTAAAAACAACAGTCTAACTCGTGGAAAGCAAGTTCTTCGTTATCCGCTGAAGATGTTTGCAGAGGGAACTGATTATCTGCAGATTGATATGATGGATTATGTTCCCATAGCAACTAAACCCCCGAGAGTGGAATTTACAGAAACTGAAACAGTAATTGATTCTGATTATGACCCCAGC